CCGATTCGTGACTTGGCTGTACCACTTGGAGTCAACCATCTCGTCTGCGGCGGCATTCCAATCACGAGCGTCTACACCACGCTTCATGCCTTTAAACTGGCTGAGACGAGGACGGCCCATGTTGAACATCATGTTAGCGATAATCAGTTGAGCTTCTTCTGGCAGGTCAAACCAGTCGTCGTAGAGCTTCTTGCACTCATCGATTGTTACCTGCACGTCTTTCTCAAACACCTCGATGACGCGCTCCTCAGAGACAGCAGTGCCTACTTCTTGCCCGTGTTCTGGGTCATCTTCTGTGACTAGGTGACCAATACCGAACGTCGGAAGGCCGAGATGATCCAAGTAAATTTCATACTTACAGCCTTCGTCGTATTCCAGTTCCATGCGGAGTTGATCGAGATTCATCATTTCTTACCCTTTTTCATAGCCATGAGTTTGTCTGCGCCCTTCACGCCAAATGACGCGCTGACCGCGATGAATAGGAGATACTGGTACCATTCTGGCAAGGAATTAAGTGCGCTGAACGCTTCATCCATCCGTTGAATAATGGCTTGATCGTCCATTGCTACACTGTACGCAACAGCGATCAGAGGCGCACTGAGGATCAAACTGAACCATTCATCCTTCCAAGATGACTTAGTAGCATCAGCCATCTTTGCTTCCCAGTCAGCATCGTTCTGGATAGCGGTAATCTTGCGCTCTTGTATGGCCTTCTTCTCGTCGGCCTTGCCCTTGATAAAATCCTTGCCTAGCTCAAGTGCTGGCCCTAGTAACATCTGCAACATGACGTTTCTCCTTTGTCTTTCTGCCACACTTATCGCATTTAATGTGTGGGCGCAGAATCAATTTAGACCCGCAGTCTGTGTGGTACATCCCCTCCTTGAAGACGTACTCACAAAGTTTCATTAGTCGGCTTTTTTGCTTTGGTAAGCACTCGCGCCGAAGAAACTAGCGACAAGGGCAGACACGGCTATGAAATACGTCCCTGCAATGTCAGTGATAAGACTAGCCGCTTTATCGAGTCCAACGAGGCTACATACAAAAATACCACTGGGATACAGCAGTAGGCCAAATAACGCAAACCACGCCATCTTGCGGATCGAATCACGCTGTGCGTCTTCATCTTCCATCTTACGACGGCGATCCTCAAGTTCAATAAGAGCAAGCTCATTTTGATCGATAACGCCATTTTGATCCTTATCGTACTTTTCGAGTAATTCACTCATCAATCTCTCTCCAACAGAATATCAAATGCGGCAGTCAAACGAGCATTGTTGGAACGCACACTAGCTCGTATATCAATATCAGATTTTTCTGGTATTCGTAGAGGTATACCGAAGTCGTACATATATTCACCACCATCACCACATACCTCGAAAGAATGACCTACGCGAAATGCTGATTCACCGAAATAGCGAACGAACATATCGCCAGTCGCATCAGCCCCATCCTGACAAGTAGCCGCGCCCTTGAGGATGTACGCAGAGTACCCAGAAGGGACGGTATAGATTGCCATAAGGGTTTGGCCCTTTGCGGCTGTGATCTGCGCTACAACAGTCGTAGAAGCCTTCACAGTGACATTCCCTACGTTCGTTGCTGATCCATTGGTCATATACGCACGATAAACGCGAATGAATGACTTGGTAGTTGCGTTTCCGGTAGCTTCAGTCAAAGTGACAGTTTCTTGTATCTCGTTGTATGCGCCATCAAGCCCTACGATCAGAACTTGTTTCCCCGCATCGGTTGCCGAGGCTCGATCCACAGTCAATGTGGTAGCTGTCGAGAACGCTGACCAAGGATAGGCTGTGTCGTTTACGTCCCATATTGTGCCGGTATTGTTCTGACTCATTGCAGGGACAGCACCGAACTTGTGAACGTGCGAAAGACCTTGGTAGTGATTTGCCGCAACGCCTAATAATCCATGCGGTAAACGGATAATGTCCTGAATCATACTCATAAGTTACTTACCTTTAAGGCTAATAATCCACAGTAGTAAGGCCACGGCCCCGCCCACAGCACCGAGAACAGCAATGCCAACAGCACCATACAAAAATCCATTCTGTATGGCTTTTTTTCTAGCCAGTTTTTTAGCTTCTGCACGTTTACGCTCATTTTCCCTGAGAGTCTTACGGTTTTCGATGAAATTGCAGTAGTCGTCCCACAGTCCTGCACGGCCATTATAGATGAACATCTGCTTGACCTCGGCCTCGTGACGTTTAATGTCCTCTAACGCCCAGAAAGCCTCCATATCACCGTCTGCGGCTGACTTTTGAAGTTCTGCCTTAGCATCTGCAAGTTTGGTAAGGTCTTTACCCATCTCACCGACTGAAGAAACGTGACCTGCAAACTCTTTGATTGCGCCGATAGCCTCGTTTGCGATCTTGATTGCGGCTATGGCTTCAAAGATCATGGCTACGTCTTAGCGAGAAGGGAAATGAGGAGCATGATCGTTGCACCTGCTGTACCGATCATTATGGCTTCGATTCGTTTGATTCTTAGAATTGTCTCTGTCCAACGCTCAGTGCAAACAGCCTCATGCTTGGCAAACTCTGAAGCCAGTTCATCAATTCTTTCATGTGCTGAAGCTACTGTACGCTTATCCACGTTGAACCTCCTTTAAAGTCAACGAATTATATCAGACGTTTGGTTTTTTAGGCCAATCCTCTGCTGTCAATTGAGGCCAGTTTGGATGATCGGGAAGGTCACGCAAAGCCTGACGGTAGCCAACATACGCATAGCGAGTCTGCTGATTTATATCAGAGAGTTGCGTCCAATCTGATTGCGACAAAGCCAAGTTACGTTGCTCTCTTTGAAGGAACGCTACTTCTTCTAACTCTTGCTCAGATAAAGTTTCTGTATCTAAATCGGACATAATCACTCCAAATCTGTATCAAATACACGTTGAATCGTTACCACTAGACTAATGAAATAGACTTCATCAGTCCCGCTGTAATTTTTTGCCCTTGGACGCAACCTAAATTTGTCTGGAACCTCCCCTGCACCCTGTGAGTTTTTGTGGAAACAAAGTCTACTAAAGTGAGGAGCCACGCCATCATAAGTTCCGATTGTGTATCCAGTAACCATGCACCCTTGAGTATCCGTATTTCTTACTCTTATTTTGGTTGTTGCAGGTGTACTCAAGATATAAGACGCATTGGTGTTTCCTGCCAAGAACATTCCGCCATTACCAAATATTCTTGTGCTGTTATTAGTCGTCCCTGTAAACGCTCTTGTTGCGCCATCAAAATCACAGAGCGCAAAGTTTTGACCTGCTCCAAATTCTATGTGAGGTTGTTTGGAAGTATCATCAGTCCCATTGTCTGCTCCTACTCTCCAACCGATGTAAATGTCGTAGGTAAAATTTTTGTCAGAGCTATAATTACCAATAGTGAACTCGTGGTAGTCGGCATTGCTTGCGGCAGTTTCCTCAACATAGTATGAGTCAACGATGCCATAACCCATTTCTGAAAATACAGCCATGCCTAACCTGTCCTTATCGTGCCAGTCAATGTGTGCCTAAAGTCATTCCAGTAGCACTGGGACGGAAAGAAGCTCAATTTTTTGATATGCGAATACCCGTCAGATGAATTTCTAGCCCTGATCGTTCCATACAGAGCCATTTCAATGCCAGATGTAAACATCTCACCGTGTGTGTGAAAAGTAATATGGCTATTGGTTCTGTCGTCTGTATGTATTTCCATTGTCGTTTGCGTCCAATCTGAAACGCTTGTGTCAAAGTCAGGAAAGCTAATCGGAACTGCGCTAGTCGTGCCTCCTAAAAATCCCGTCTGTGAAGCACTGTCGCTTAGGCCATCACCCGCACGAAATACAGAATAATTTTTTTTGAAGTCATTCCCCGATGAATCAAGCAAATCCATCTGCAACGAACCGCTAGAATATTGCCAATATCTTAATCTTAGGGCTATATCAAGTACGAACACGCCACAGCTATTTGCAGGTAAATCAGGGAGCGTTATTTCTCTCGCCGCAAGTGCTGTCGCTCCGCCCAACTCATAATTGAATGACCCTTGGTCAATGAAGTCGAATCCGTTTTTAGTAAGAACAGCCATTAAGCACCTAGCCTTACCTTGCTTTCAAAATGTTTATTTCCAGACCAAGTTAAAGTAGAACCGCTATTACTAAAAATGCTGAGCAATACTGGCCTTTCTGAAAATGAAGCTCTACGAAGAATTTTTCCACCCCCGCAAATCCAGTAAGTGCCACTGCCTCCAGTATTCCCGTAATTGCCCTCAAAAAAAATGTAAGGGCTAATTTTGCTCGTACATGGAACACTTAAGACAGTAATATCAACCTGATGTGGAATCTGGCTCGCATTTGAATCAGAGGTAAAATAATTGAGCCACATAAGCTCGTTTGTTGCAGATGTTCCACTGCTGTTTCCGTAATCAGTAGCGGTAGCCCCTGAAATTAGTCGAGAGTTATATGAGATTCTCATTCGGTCAGTTGTCGTTCCCGCAGTATTATTGTAAACCCGCATATACAGCCAGTTGCTTGATTCGGTTGATTGCTTGTACTCAAACTTTATGCGGTTAATACCTTCGTCCAAACCGAAGGAAAATCCGGAACTTGGCCCGACATTGTGATTGCTAAACTGACTGTCAAATCCATGATTGGTGATCGTAGTCGCCATTATTCAAACCCCTTCAATCGAATCACTTCTGCTTTTAGATCGTCAATCTGCGTCTGCTGTTCCTTAATGGCCTCGATGAGTAGGCCGACCATGTTTGCGTAAGCGACTGACTTAATGCCATCCTCGCCATCTTTGACCACTTCAGGCAGGACTTTCTCTACCTCTTGAGCGATTACCCCTGCATGGCGTGTGTCGTCATCAGTATCAGTTCTGTTGAAGGTTACACCACGAATAGCCTGTACTTTCTCAAGCGCACCATCAATCTGTTCGATGTTATCCTTGATTCGCTCGTCAGAATTGACAGTCAATTCGCCAGTTAAAGTAGCGTTGCCGTTTCCATATACTTTAAATAAATGGTTAGAACCCCAGTGACCAATGGTCACATAGTTGTTGTCTGAGCCAGACCCAGCCCAGTTATATCCGATATAACCTGAGTTTTTGTTTGAGCCTTCTTTGCCAAAGACCAATATGTTGCTTTGTCCTGCGGTCATATTTGCAGTAAATGCTTCAAGCGGATGGATGTAAGTTGCGCTAGATGAGTTATCGATAGCAAGCGTTGGTGTATTTGCTAATCCTGTTCCTGCCACATTAAGTTTTGCCGCAGGTGAATCAGTGCCTATGCCAAAATTAGCACTGGCATCCATGTGCATACCAACAGCAACACCACTAGGACGTATCTTCAGCGGCCCTGCCGCTCCGGAACTGTTTCCTGAGACAATATCAAAAGAAGATGCATTTGCTTGAAAGTATGCTTGCGCGCTACTTGGGGCGTTAATTCTGGCAACAGTTCCAGCAGAACCTCCCTTTACATCAAATCTATAAGTAGGCGAGTCATTGTTTATCCCGACATTCCCGCCCTTTTGAATACGCATTGCTTCAACAGGTGTGTAATCTGTTGTTGCGCTATTTGGCTCAAATACAATGTCGCCACCGTTTATAGATGCCGCCGGAACATACGTCTGAATTCTTAATGGAACGCCAGTGACAGTCTCACGCCTGTATCGAATCTGGCTTGGAGAAATGCCGATATAACTATCTACACTTGAAACATTGGTGCTGACTTTCAGTGCATGTTCATATAACTCGTTCGCCGCCCCTGAGTCTGGGTTGTAAATTTCTAGCATTGTGTCTGGGTCAGTCTTATTAATACCGACCCTAGGGCGATCTTCGTCATACAACCAAGTCATCGTATGCGATCTGTCAGCAGTGTTGTCGCCTAGGTATAAATCAAGTCTTGATCGAGCATCAACCCCAAAATTACCCCAACGCCCTACATCCCATGCGGCGAAAGAATTATATGCCTGACCAGAAACACCTCCAGTAATCCAAACTTGATTCTTTCGCATTGTAGGCGAAGTGCCGCCATTATCTAAGTCACTAATGACTCCAAACTTGTAGCCACCATGACCATCCGCATCATCATGGTTACCAGACGGGAAGCCGCCGATTAAAACATCTGGGTAAGTCCAAGCACTGTCTAATAAAGGATCGTTGGAACCGTATCCTACGATCATCTGACCTTGTGACTGGTAATCGCTATAACTTTTGTGCGTAACAGGGATTGCGTAAATATCGCCTGTATCATATTCAATACCGATAAATTCCTGACCATTCCAAGTCAGGGCAGTACAGTCCGGAATAACGCCAGTAGATACTGAGCTAACAACAGTCCCATCAAGATTATGCTTGTAAATTGGAGAGCCGTTGTATCCGCCGTATATGTAAGAACCATCATAAGCGACGAACTGGTAACTTGCATTTACTTGGCCCGTGGCTTGTTTGACAGTCGTAAATGTTTGCGATGCAAAGTCAATTTCAATGCCATAAAATGCTGAACCGCTTTTAATCCAGTAAAGACCTTCTGCGTATCCAATCCCTGCTCCCGCCGAGCCAATACTGCTAACGTCTATTTTTGCAATTCTAGTGGCGTATCCACTTGTCAAATTGTCTACATCGAAAATATGAATATCGGTAGGGTTTGAACCTATTGCTGGTCTTCCGACTATTGCGAGATAACGTCCATCCCATGCCCCACCGTGAGGATAGAACAAGTCAGTTTCGTTATGGTCTAAAGTAACAGAGCCGTTTTTGAACTCACCTTGAGACAAATCTCCATTGAGTCTATAAAATCTGCCCTTGTTAGAATTGGCGGCATAATTAACTACAATGTAATACTTACCAGTCCAGACAATGCCTCTAGCGTTTTGATCGCTACCTGAGTAATTCGACCCTGTATCCACTGCCCCTGCATCGGTCATATTCATGCCAGTGCCGCGCAGACCACTTGCAGGTTCGTTGTGTAGTCTTGCACCGTGAGAGTTCAGGAGGCGACTTTGTATCTTGAGTCCGTCACGATCTATCTGTGCGCGAACGCCAAAATTAGGTAGTGCAGCACCAACTGTGGTTTGAGAGTCAGATGAATCATTTAAGAACTGGATTGCTTCTTGATTAACTGTTACTGCCGAGTGTCCTCCGTTGAAATTGTCATACGATGAATTATATTGATTGGCAGTTGAGCCATCGCCAGTAACACCGTAGCCAAATACAAACGCACCAGTTGAGCGCAGAGAGCTAAGGTTCCCTAGAATATCGCTTTCGTTATTATAATTTTGGGCAAACGCCATACCTCCAGTTGTTGCGGATGGCCCTGCGTATACTGTTGATGTAAATCTGCCATCACCGTTTACGTCTAATCTGTAAGAAGGGGTTGAATCATTGATGCCAACCTTGCCAGTAGTATCAATGGTAAATCTTGTTGCGCTTGACCCTGCATCATAAATGTTGAAATTGTCGCTGTCTGTCCCAGCGGGGCCAACGATATAAGTTACTGCATCATTTTGCAGTCTTATTTGAGCATTGCTATTAGCGGCATCTGTTTTTATGTGTAATACGTTCTGGGGATCGTTAGTTCCTATTCCCAAGTTACCGCCAGATGTAAGGCGCATAGATTCAATATCTAAACCACTGCT